TCAGTTGTACCCTTAACAATAATACCACCATCCTCTGCAGCAGTATCGGAAGGACCTATCGCACTGAATGTAGGTGTACCAGATCCTGTTACGTTATTACTTAATACTGCAGATCCGTTAGTTGCAATACTTACAATAATTGTTCCAGATGGAACTGTGATACCAGCAGTGTTTGACGTAACTTCCATGCCAGGTATCAGTCCTAGAGTTGGAACGATAGCTGTAATATTTGGAGAACCAGATACAGTAGTACATGAAAATGTTGTACTTACAACTGCAGCAAGTTCGATTGCTTTATCTGCGATCTCTACAATATTAGATTTGACTGTGGTTGTAACACCATTAACTGTCAAGTCACCTTTGATAAGAGTGTTAGCATTAACAGTAAGATCGTTACTAAGAGTAACATCATAATTAGAATCTCCACGTATCCATGCCTGTCCACCAGAACCAATAACTAACTGTCTATCACCACTAATGTTTGGAGGTCTGAATGTTGCATCAGCAGAGGTTTCGTTATCAGCAGGACCTATAAGAACGTTACCATCACCTAAAATATCGTAACCAGCATAGTGTCCAATACAGACGTTTGCACTACCAGTCTGGTTTGATTCCATTGCATTGTTACCAATGGCAACGTTTTTACCACCAGAAAGAGTAACAAGCATAACATCTTTTCCGATTGCAATGTTGTTACTTGCAATACCCGCTACTCGTAAAGCTCTGTTTCCAATTGCAGTATTCGATGCACCGACATTATTTGTGAGTAATGCTTGGTATCCAAATGCAGTATTCTGAGATCCAGAAGTGTTTGCAGCAAGTGCTGATACACCCATACGAGTGTTTGAACTTACAGAACCACCACCTCTACCAATCGACATTGGATCAGTATCAGTTCCACGAATTATTAAATCTGTATTTTCAATATTAACATTACCATTAAATACTGCGTTGTCATTTAGATCAACACCAACTGTAAGGTCTTCTTTTAATATTAAATCATGGTTTATTGTTGTATCACCAGTAGAAGCACCCATAACAATACCAGTTGCTGCTCCTCCAAAATTAATTGCAGTTGCACCAGTGTTAATAAGGTTAAATCCTGTAGATGTTGTAGTGATACCTGTTAAAAGTGTTGGGTTTGATTGGAATACTAACTTATCTAATCCTGTAGTATCAGTAATCAAACCACGTAATTGTGTAGATGTTGTAGATGATAATGATGCAAGAGTATCAGATCTGTATACTACATCTCCACCTAATCTAAAGTTAACACCGATTGTTGTAGTAGCACTGTCTGTACTCAATGTTAAAGAATCATTTACATCTAAAATTTTAGAAGTTGCAATATCTAAAGTTGCAGATGCAGTAGATGATATGGCAAGACCATTAAGTGATACTGCTGTAGCAGCACCAAGAGAAGGTGCAGTAAGTGTTGGAGATGTTAAAGTTTTATTGGTAAGTACTTGTGTCTCTGACTCAGTAACAAATCTTCTTTCAACAGATCCATCCCATGATCTCCAATAACCACCATTCTCAAACCATTGTAATGCTTGATATGAAGTTACTGATCCACTAGAATCTGTTGTTCTATTAAGTTGTATACCACCGTTTGATCCTGTTATACTATTTCCTTTTCTAAGTTCAATTGAATTATCTTCTACTTGTAGAGTAGAAGTATTTAAAATAGTTTGGGTGCCATCAACAACTAAGTCACCAGTTATAGTAACGGTAGATCCGTTGTCAGAAATAAGACTGTTTGCTATTTGACTGTTACCAGCATCCCATTTTAATAATGTATTTCCATTAAAGTTACCAGCATTTTTTAATTGGAAATCAGTTCCTGATAATATAATTCCATTTGACGCTGTTAACGATGCACCAGTATCTGAGTTAACTGATGTAATAGTAAATGTAGTTACACCGCCAGCAGTGTTTTGTGAAATGCTAGTAGCACCTGTCGCTACAAATTTAAAGTCTCCTGCAGCAACAGCATTAGTTCCAGAGGCAAGTCTTGTTACTGTATTTGTATCTACACTAGCAATACTAATTGTATTTCCCGCTTGTGATACTGTGACGTTTGATCCACCAGTAAGTTCAACATCACCAGTTACCAAAGATCCAGCTGCTCCACCTTTTAATCTGGTTATTGTATCTGTAGAAGTATATGTAATTGTTGAGTCACCGTTACCATCAACACCCTGTGCTACACTAGTTGCTCCACCTGATAAAAATGTATAGTTACCAGAGTTTAATACTTGTCCTGTAGTCGCTCTAATTTTTGTAATCGTATCAATATAACTTGAGCTGATTGTAATTGTTTTGTTTGCTGCATCTTGAGTTACCGTAGATGATCCACCAGCAGCAATCGTAATATCACCTGTCTGTGCTGTACCACCAACTGCAGACTTAATTGTAGTCACAGTATCAGCATCAGGTACAGTACCAGAAATGGTTACTGTATCTCCTGCCCTAGCAATTGCAAGAGCAAGAGCATTAGATCCTGCAGGAATTGTTTGAGGAGATCCTACAGCAATATTAACTTCATCAGTTCCAGATCCAGATCCACCAGCAGTTAGGACTATCTTTTTTGTGTTACTAGAAACACCATCATCCATACTGATAGCGTAAGTAGTATCATCATTAGGAGTTATAACACTTCCACCTAAAGGAATAGCAGCACCGTTTATTGATAAGGCAGAGTTTACAAGAGCAGAGTTTGGTATGTTTGTTAGTGTATTAAGAGATCCAGATATAACACTACTTTCTAATGTTTTGTTAGTTAAAGTTTGAGCTTGTGTTAAGTACACATCGCCAGGTGAACCCCAAGAAACAACTGTACCATCACTCGTCAGGTATTTTCCTGATCCTGTGTCTCCACTGATAATAATATTATTACCAGTTAATTCTAAATTGTCGCCAGAAATCAGTTCCTCAATCTTTTGAGAAACCGCATTTACTATTAACGGAAAACGATCTGCCATTTATCTACCAAATGATACTACTGCTCAGGTTTATTTATGTGACAACAATTGACCCACCCATTCCAAATGCTGCATGTGGTGAACAAACATAATAATAAGTTCCTGCAGACACTCCTGATGTGTTCCAAGATAATGTTGAGTTAGTTGTTCCTTGTGTACCAGTGATTGTTCCTGTTGATACCTGACTACCAGAACCACCAACATAAGAAGTCTTGATATAAAATGGATGACCAGGTGCACTGATGCTAAAGTTGATTGTGTCTCCTGCAGTTACTGTAACTGTAGGATCATTACCACTTACAGATCCATTTCTATCAGTTCCACTAAGAGTGTAATTACTGCTACTGAATGCAGTAACACTTATGTTATATGTATTGTATGGAGCAGCCATCGTTATTGTTGTGCCATTGCTCTCCACCCACTCGTCAAATATAGAATTTAGATTTGCGTTTGTCCCATGTCCAGCGGTACTAGATGTGGCATGAACCACTTCATTTTGATTTCCATTTATGTTGTAACGATATATTTGTGTAGTTGAATCACCTTGATATGTTTCACTACTCGTATCTATACCACCACTATATCCCATTGCCAATGCCATAGCATAAGTAGAATCTTGTGCGGATAAGAATTGAATACCGACACCAGTTCCACCAGTATATGGTATAGTTCCATCATTGGAATTTTGTATCATTAATATTTTTCTACCAGTTGCGGGAACCTTCTCTACATCATAACCATAAGTAGCAGTGTTAGTAGAAGTAACTTCATAATCATCACTTGGCATAAAAAATTGAACAGGTGAGTATTGTTTGCTGTGAAATTGAGAAACGATTGGAATGATCATATCAACAGCAGGATCATCAATTTCAATAAATGCTCTACATGCTAGTGCTGCACCATTTGATATACCAGAAATTCTAATCTTTGTTGCATCTACATTGTTAAAAGTTTTTAATAAATTAATAAGTTCTTTTAGATATTGTATGTCAGGTGCAGTGCTAGTTTCATCTACAATATTCCAACTATTTCCAAGACCTGTAGGACCTACTCTTATGTGATCAGTAAGTAAATTATATGGAGCATTGTTAATGACACTTCCTGTAGCACCATTACCATGCAAACAAATCATGACTGGATATCCATCAGCAGGAGATTCATTAGTTGGCACATATATATCAGGAACATATTGATACATTCCTCCAGTTCCAAGATCACCAGTAAGATTTTTCCAGTTTTTTGTAATTTCTAATTGTAGTGATGGTGATGCACCAGTCAAAATTCCACTAGGAAATCCACGAGACGCATATAATTTTTTAGTTCTAGGAAATACAGGACCTACATATTGTCTCTGACCAAAAAAGTTATCTCTCGTTCTACATCCTATCTTACCAGATAATATAAAACCAGACTCTGGTCTAACAGGAGATAAGTGTAAGTATTTGTTTGGACTATCTTTCCTACATGTATTGTCGGCAAAGTTTCCACCATTGACATCAAATGTCATGTCACCAAAAATACTGGTGTCCTCAAAATATTGTAAAAGATCGTAGTTACTAAATCTATCTGTTCTTCTAGCACCAGCAATAAGTGCTGCTACACCAGTTACTTGTGGTGATGCCATACTTGTTCCTTGTATAGGCCACACCCAATCAGCACCTTGCCATTTTCCATCAACAATTCCTCCACCATCTGTCAATACATTAGGATCTCCCCATACAGATATGATATTGTTACCAGGTGCAAAGACATCTATTCTAGGTCCGAAGTTTGAATAAGATGATCTTTTAAATTGATGACTGTTATCTAATGCTCCAACCATGATGCAATCATCAGCACTAGATGGAGAACTACCTCTATTAAAGTAGACTGGTGAGTTACTATTGTAACCATTAAATCTTACATAATTGTTGTAATGAGGATCACTTGGATATACAGCATGGAAATTACTATTCCCTGCAGAAGATATTATAACAATACCATCTTGTATTGCATCATATACATCGGCATTAACAGAAGTAATGTTACTTGGTATCTTCCATTTTGTTGCACCAATACCAAAGTCTGCCTCTATCCCTGCCATTGTCCATCCACTAGGATTAGGATTATTAGAATCATATTGAACACCCAGATAATTAATTTCTATAATATCTGCAGTGGTAATAGCTGGTTCAAAAGCATTTTCTAATGATGTTCCTATACTATATCCCCAACTATGATTTGTTATCGTTGGATTCTTAAAACCAGTTACTGGATTTATTTTTTTCTTTCTATGAAATGCTCTGAGGTAATCAAACAATAATAATGCTGGCATATTTTGACCACCAGTGATACCATTTGCTGGTGAACTTGGCCATGTACCTAAAATTTGACAGGCATATATGTTTGCTTCTGGTGCCCAACCATAATGTTTTGATGCTACTGTTCCAGTAACATGAGTTCCATGTCCTTCTAAATTTTCTGTTTGATTGTAATAATATACATCACCAGTTGGTAATGTCTGACTGTCGTCATCAATACTACCAACAATACTATTCAATTCATTAAACCATTCATATAATACAAATCTAGTTTCATGTGTATTACTCGACCACTCATTACAACTAGCTGTTACAGGGTCATCACATATAACAATGTCAACATTTCTACCATCACTGAATATATCTACCACATCAGGTTTTTTTTCTACAGTTCCACCACCAGAAATTAATCCAAAAACATTCTTATCTCTTTGTACAGCATTTCCAGCAACATGTAACTTACCCCAGTCTTTAGAATTAACTGTATCAAGAGTTGCTGGTCCTTGAGTATCTCCTTTCCAGAACTCACCATTCATTTGATAAGGTGTTAAGTTATCTTGTATTGTTCCATAAGATTCTGGAAAGATACCTCTATCTTCTGGTCGTAAATCAACATCCCATACTCTAGGATCTTTTTTTAATTCTTGTGCTTGCTCATCAGTCATCCAGTAGTGTGTATTTCTACTAACAGGACGTTTCATATTCAAACGAAAACCCTTTTCCTTCATCTCAGCATAGAATTCTTCTAAATCCTCATGCTTGTAAAGAGTGACTATGTAGATTTTTTCTGACATATTAAGCCTCTAGTGCAACGTATGTGAGTGTTACTTGTACGTTTGCTGTTGATCCAGATTTATTTACTATCTTTGCATATGTTATTCCTGCTGCAGCAGAGTTGAAACAAATTGCACCAGGTGTAATTAGTTGTGTTTGTGCTCCAGTTGTAATAACTTCTGCGACAACACCAGAACCAGGTATAGGATCTACACTAATTTGTCTAGATGCGTCAGCAGTTCTGCTTGATGTATCAGTATACAGTGTGACCCATGCTGCGTGAGATGTTTCTACTTTTAATAAAACAAATGTTTTAGGTGTAGTTA